CAACGGTGTCGAGGTGCTGAACGCAGGCGACACAATCCAAATTCAGGCAGCATCTGCTGGCCTCACAATCATCGCCAGCGGTGGCGAAGCCACATAAGGAGAATGAAATGACCGTATCCATCAAGGTGCTGATCCCACCAAAGCAAGCTGAAGCCACTCAGACTACGCAGTACACCGCTGTGAACTGCAAGGCAATCATTGACAAGTTCACGATCACCAACACCAGCGCAGGCAACGTAACAATCAGCGTCAACTTGGTGACAAGTGGTGGCAGCGCAGGTGCAAGCAATCTGATCATTGACACACGCGCGATTGCACCTGATGAGACCTACACCTGCCCAGAGCTGGTTGGTCAGGCTTTGGAGCCTAATAGTTTCATCTCAACTATTGCCAGCGCAGCCACATCACTGACCATACGCGCATCTGGTCGCGAAATTACTTAATCAAGGAGAACAGCATGGACAAATTCATGATGATGCCAAAGGGCTTTATGGGCATCCCAATGGAGGAAGAATTCATTAGCACAGCTGAGAACAAGAAAAACACCCAGATCGTCATTGATGACTGGATGCTCGGCCCAGAGAATCCAAGCAATGAGCCAACAGCTAACAAGACCTACTGGATGGCGCTTGGCAAGGCCATGCAAGTCGACGAGAAAGAAGCTCGTCGTCGTCGCTGCTCGAACTGCGAGTACTACGACAACAGCACCATGACACAGGCAAAAATGGAACGCATTCCCCGAAATGAGTGGGACATCGATGCTGGTTTCCGTGGTTACTGCCACAAATTCGACTTCATTTGCCACGACCTGCGCGTCTGCCAAGCATGGGAAGAACGTGAATTTGAAATGGAAGATTGACCAAATGCCAAAATGTGGGAAAATAAAGGCGCTGAGTCTATCGGGCCACCAGCAGCTCACCCTTAACAGGAGTTGCACATGATTGGTATCGATTGGCTCAAAGAGAACCTGCAAAGGGTTTTCATGTTGCCTACGCCAGTCGTGGAATGGCTCGTCATGGTCTACGATGCCATTCAGGTGTTTGACGATATTGCTGATGGCGATACAGTTGAGCGCAAAGACCTGAATGCGACCATCTGGAACACACTGGTGGGAATGCACCAGAATCAATTTTTTATCACAAACAGTCATCATCTTGTGCCATTGCTGGCAACAGCAATCATGAAGTGGCAAGCCTCAGACCATGCAGAACGTGAAGGTGATGCAGATGCCAAATCATTCGTCTGGCGTGCAGGCTACTACGACCTGATTTTGATGGCCGTCTCACTCACGCATGGCCCAGGCTTTGCCACAAAGAATGCTCATCTGGTCATGGAGTTATATGGCGAGAAATTTGAAGACTACATGAAGGAGTTCGGCAATGCCTGATCCAGTCACAGCCCTAGTTGTTGGTGGAAGCCAACTTATCGGAAGTTCAATGCAGGCCAGCGCTGCTGGTGATGCAGCAGCCATTCAATCTGGTGCAGCAGAAGCAGGAATTGCAGAACAACGCAGGCAATTTGATGCCATGCGTGAATTGCTCAAGCCTTACACCGAAGTCGGAGTTCCTGCTCTTGAAGGATTGCAACCATATGCACAGGCAGGAGCGCCAGCACTTGAACAACAGCAGGCTTTGCTTGGACTGCGTGGCCCAGAGGCGCAACGCGCGGCCATTGCAGGCATTGAAGGTGGTGCTGGATACCAAGCACAAGTTCAAGCTGGCGAGGAAGCATTGCTTCAGCGTGCATCGGCTACTGGTGGCCTGCGTGGTGGCAACATCCAAGCCGCACTTGGCCAATTCAGACCACAAATGTTGCAACAAGAGATTGAAAGGCAGTATGGTCGATTGGGTGGCTTGGCCGACATTGGCCGTGTCACACAGCAGAACTTGGCTCAGATCGGTCAGTCCTCAGCAGCTGGAACTGGCTCGGCAGGATTACAAACAGGCACCAATGTGGCCAACTTGCTGTCTCAGCAAGGCGCAGCCCTAGCTGGTGGAGAACTTGGCGAGGCCAAAGCCTATGGCCAACTATTCAATTTACCAGCCCAGTTCTTGGGTATGCAAATGGGTGCAGGAAAATCTGGAAATTTATTCAGCGATATTCGTCTGAAAAAGAACATCAAGAAAATCAGCACACGACCTGATGGATTGAACGTCTACGAGTTTGATTACATCTGGGGCGGTGGTCGTCAAGTTGGCCTGATGGCACAAGAAGTGCAAGGCGTGTATCCAGACGCTGTGTCTGAATCTGGTGGCTATTTAATGGTCAACTACAGCAAGGTCTGAGGAAAACAACATGGCAATTAATCCATTCCAAGCACCTATCAACTACGCAGTCGATGTGCAAAGCCCATTCGAGGCCGTACTTAGTGGCTTCAAAATTGGCCAAGCTGGTGCGGAAGCACAAGCAAAATCACAGGCACTTGAGCAAGCAAGAACAGCGCAAGCAGAACTTACAACTTTGTTTGCCAACCCAAAAGCAACAGCCACAGACTTTGCTCGTGTTTCTGCAATGCTTCCAAAAGATCAGGCAGATAGCGTGCGCAAATCGTTTGAGCTAATGTCATCATCTCAACAGCAAAACCGCCTACAACAATCTGGCCAAGTTTATGCAGCTTTGAAATCTGGCCAACCTGACATTGCAAAAAACCTGCTCAAAGAACAGGCAGATGCATTTCGCAATTCAGGCCGTGAGCAAGAAGCCAAGGCAACAGAAACCTATCTGCAACTGATTGACATGAATCCAACTGGCTCACAAGCCACCATTGGATTGATGATGGCCACACTGCCTGGTGGCAAAGAACTGCTTGAGAATGTCGATAAAACACTTTCGACAGGCAGAGAAGAAGCCAAAGCGCCAGCTGCATTGCTTGAGGCAAGAGCAAAGGCTGACAAGGCCGTGGCAGATGCCACCACAGCTCAGGCCACCGCCACCAACGCAGCAGAAAAAGCAGCCGCTGATGCAGCAAAAGCAACGGCAGACGCACAAAAAGCGCAAGTCGATGCCAAGTTTGCAGAGCAGATCACACTGGCAGACCTTAAAAAGAAAGCCGCTGACCTTGGTCTGACAAATGCGCAAACTGGATCGGCATTGGCACAAACCAAGAAACTGGGTCTGGAAAGTCAAAAAGCCGCACTTGAGTTGGAAGCACTCAAATCCACTGGTGGAATGGACCCAACCAAAACATTTGAGCAGGAAGAAAAACTGCGCAAGGAATACCAAGGCCGTACCAAGGTGTATGGCGAACTTGGAACCACATATAGCAACATCAAGTCTTCGGCAGAGGCCAAGAACGGTCCAGGCGACATTGCACTGATCACCGGATTCATGAAAATGCTCGATCCAGGCTCAGTGGTGCGTGAGACAGAATTTGCAACAGCACGCGACACCGCAGGCCTGTACGAAAGACTGCTTAACACATCACAGAAACTGCAAAGCGGTCAGCTCTTTGCGCTTGATTCAAAACAGCGCCAAGAGTATGTCAATCTGGCCAAGCAATACCTTGACTCAGCCCAGAAAAAAGCTGGCGAAGACAAAAAGGCGCTTGGCGTGGTGGTCAAGAACTACCGACTCAACCCAGATAACGTGTTCGGGCCAGAGACAGCGGCAGCGCCAGCTGCACCAGCAGCAAATAGCGTGACAGTTGGTGGCCAGACTTACACTCGTCCTGCAAACTTCACTGATGCTCAGTGGAGCGCATACAAGCAATCTGTGGGGGCGCAATGAGTCCAGAAGAATGGTTGGCATCACAGACTGGTCAGGCTGCGCCAGCAACGCCTGCACCAGCACCTACGGCCACAGCACCTGCTGCGGCTCCAATGTCTCCTGAGCAATGGGCGGCATCACAACCAAAGCCAATGGGCTTTTTTGAGGGCTTGGTTGAGTCGGTTACTGGCCGAGCTCGCGCAACGCCTGAGACCCAAGCATTGCCTGAGTGGACAAGCATGCCAGAGCTAAATCAAATGAGCGTGGCATCGTTTAAGACAGCTCTTGGCACGCTCCTGAGCAACCCCAAGGAAACGGTGCAAATTCTGCAAGCCAACTTCCCTGGTGTTCAGATTCGACAAGATGCCAAGGGTAACTACCTGATGCGCTCGTCGATCGACCAAAAAGAATATGCCATTCCACCAGGCTTCACGATGGGTGACATTCCACGCGCAGCTGGCGCTGTTGCGGCCTTCACGCCAGCAGGCCGAGCCATGACCATCCCTGGTGCGATCGTGGCCGGTGGCGCAACCCAAGCAGTCATCGAAGCAACTCAAGCTGGCACTGGTGGCAAGTTCGACACTGGAGAAGTGGTCACAGCAGCCGCAACAGGCCCAGCAGGACAGATTTTGCAACGTGTGGCACCTCCGGTTGTCCAAGCTGTCAAAAAGGGCGTACAGCGCGTCACAGGCAAAGCACCAGCACCTGCGCCAGCAGCAGGCGCACCAGGCGCTCCTATGGGCACAGCAATGGCCCCAGAAGCACCTCCAGCAGCGCCAGTGGCCTCAGCAATGCCAGAAGTGGCACCAGTCGCACCAGAGATTCCAGTCGCACCGGCAGCACCAGTTGCACCGGCAGTTGCACCAATCTTCGCAGAAGTGACAGAGGAAGAAGTTGGAAATCTGGTCAAAAAGGCATCCGGCACAGGCTTTGGCTCGGCTGGCGCACGCGACCGTTTGGCCGATCTTGCGCAGGTTAACGTGGCGGCCAAAGATGCAGCCGACAGACTTGGCATCCAATTGCCTGCCGATGTGTTCAGCGACAACCCACAAGTCCGCGCAGCCGCAGGCCTGACAAGATCAGCCGCAGGCAGTGAGGCCGAGGCCGCATGGCGCAACACCGTCACGCAAGCCGTGGACAAGGCCGACGATGTGATCAAGCAATTCGATGCCACATTCGTCGAAGGTGCAGTTGCGCCTGGCGTAGTGTCGCAAAAGATCAAGGATTCGCTGACCAAAACACGTTCAGACCTTAATGCTCAGGCAAGCAAGGTCTACAACGCAGTCGACGAAGTGGTGCCAAAAACATCGGTGGTCGACCTGCCAAAGCTCAAGGAAACCCTCGACACTGTCAAGGCTGAGGTGGGCGAAAAAGGCATGTCGGCAGCCGAGCGCAATCTGGCCAAGATGATCGAGGAAGGCAACATTACGTATGGCCGACTAAAACGCGAGAAAACCCTGATTGGCAACGCCATCAACAAAATGGAATCACCATACGGCAGCATGGCAGAGGCAGACCTCAAGCGCCTATATGCGGCACTGGCTGACGATCAACTGACAAACGTTGGCAACATCGGTGGCGAGGAATTGCGCCAGCAACTGCGTGCTGCCAATCTGCTGTATGCAAAAGAGCGTGCACTGGGCAATCGCATCGTAAATGCATTTGGCCAAGACATCGAGGGTAGCGTGGCCAACAAGATGCGCACTGCCATCACTGGCGCGGCCAAGGGCGATGCAGGCGAGTTCAATCGCCTACTAAAAACCGTCCCAGAAGACCTAAGAAAAGAGACGATTGCCACAGCTCTGGCATCTGTCACGCGCTCGGCCAGAGGTGCTGAAAAAGGTGGATTCGGATTCTCCGAGTTTGCAGACATATACCCCAAACTGCGTGCCAACCCACCAGTCTACAAAACCATTGTTGACACGCTGGGCAAAGACTCGGCAGACGTTCTGCGTGATCTTTTCGAGGTATCCAAGCGCGTTACTGAAGCCAGAGCCAATGTCCTGACCACCGGCAAGGCAAACCAGGCATTGCTTCAAGGCATGCAGGCCGAAAGCCTGATTGGTAAGGTCATGGAGAGCACGCTGGCCAAGGGCGTGGTGACTGGTGCAGCCGCAATGGGTGGCCCTATCGCAGCTGCAGCCACATCAGTTGTCACCAGCGCCATGACCCAAGGAAACAAGGATGCACTCAAAGCAGCAGGAAAGCTGTTTGCTGATGAGGGATTCCAGAAACTTGCCATCGAAGCTGCGACCAAGGGAACACCAAGCGCAGCTAGTATTCGTCGCACAGCCATGTCACAATCCTTCCAGAAATTTGCAGACGCAGCTAAACTGCCAAAAGCATTGGATGCAAGGATTGAGTGGTTGCAAACAGCAACCCAAGCCGAGCGACAATTCGACCAGGAGAACCAATAAATGTCCACGATTGAAGTCAAACCACCATATCCAGCATTTGCTGGCGCTGACGGTCAGCCGTTGGAGAATGGTTACATCTGGATTGGGACGGTCAATCTGTCTCCACAGACAAATCCGATCAGCGTCTATTGGGATGATGCCCAGACAATCCTTGCACCTCAGCCAATTCGCACCCTCAACGGCTATCCATCGCGCAATGGCACGCCTGCACGTTTTTACGTGACAGACGACTACAGCATCCAAGTTCTGGACTCCAAAGGCAGCGTGGTCTATACATCGCTGAATGGAAATGCTTTCCCAGGTTCAGCTGGCAATCTCTATGTCAACGCCACAGGCACAGGATCACAAACCATTTTTGCCGTTCCTTTTGTGCCAAGTCTGATTTTTATCAATGGCGTTTACCAAAACCAGAACACATATACCCTTGCCGGTGGGAATGTCACATTCTCAGAAGCGCCACCATTAACCTCGATTATTGAGTTCCTGATTTAAGGAGAGCAGCATGTTAAAGACAGTCACTAATTCCATTAACGCCAGCCAGATTCAAACGCCAATTACGTTACCTGGTGATGTAACTTTAAGCACAGGCAACCTAGTCATTGGCACATCTGGCAAAGGCATCGACTTTTCTGCTACACCAGGCACAGGCACAAGCGAGTTGTTGGCTGATTATGAAGAAGGTACTTGGACTCCAGTGCCTACACCTGGCGGAGGTGCAATTACCTCCTACACATCATCAGGCAGGTACACCAAAACTGGCCGTATTGTTGTTTTAGTAGCTGAAGTCACCATTACAGACGGAGGCACTGCTACTGGTTTGATGACTATTTCTGGGCTTCCATTTACCTCGGTTTCAGGTCAAGCACAGCCGGGAATTGCATATGATCCAAATATTACTGGATCATCCGTGTGCGTGTTTGTAGGCAGTGGGGCAACAACCGCACAGGTAAGACAATTTACTGGTGCAGCGCCTCTTTACACCAATGGCATTGGATACCAGTTTGTCGTGACCTATCAGGTTTAAGGATTTAATATGGCTCTCACAAAAGTCACAAACTCAATGATCTCTGGCGCGTTTGCCAACGTGCTGGATTTTGGTGCTGACCCTACTGGTGTAGGAGATAGCACAGCAGCATTTAATGCAGCCAAAGCCACTGGCAATCGTGTGTTTGTGCCAAAGGGAACTTATGCCGTTGCCAACATTTTGATGGATCAAGATGGTCAATCATTTGTTGGCGCTGGTCGAGACATCACTATATTGACAGTTTCAGGAACAAATTGCTGTTTTCAAATCAATGGCCGAATGTGCGAAATCTCCAATATGACTTTGATTGGTGCAAACACTGCCGATTGCATTCGTCTTGGAACTCGCGGTACAGCTCCTCTGGCTAATGATTCTGTGTTTCCGCAACAAGCAACCATTCAGAACATCAGATGTGTTGGCGCATTAAATGGAATTTTTGCTTATGGCACAAACAAAGGCCGATTCATTACCTGTTTCTTTGAAGCCTGTGTTTACGGAGTGCATTTTGTTCCAGTTGGCTCTCCTGCTGGTTTGAATGGCAATTGCAACGGCAACACATTCAACGGCTGTGATGCTTATGGTTGCTACACCTCAATGTATTTGCAGCCAAACTTAGATGGCGGTAACGCATCCTCAGACAACTTTATTGACTTCATTTCAGAAGCAACAACCGACAAATCTTTTGTGATTGTTGGCACTCGGAATTATTTGTTTCTTGCAAGCGACAGCGATGCAATGACTTGGGATATTCCTAGCTTTTTGGTAACACCAAATATTGGTGGTGGGGCTAATTTCTTTATTGCTAGAAACCCTGACAATCGAGTTATTGATTACGGCAATACAGTTGCATTTAATACATCTGGTGGCGTTGCCAAAATGAATTTGCCTTTTGTGCAAAAGCCAGATTCATATCAGATAGATTATCCTCTATCAACAGACTACGCAATCAACACAGCTTTTGTGGCTGGCTTTGCAAGCGATCAGGTGTTTGTTATCCGAAACACAACATCACCTACCGCAGTGGTTGGTCTTGTAATGAACTTTTTTCAAGATGTGCCTGTCGGGTTTAAGATTACCTTTTTTAATAATATTGGTACATCTGGGACTGCTGGATTTTTGTTCAAAGTTCCAACATCGGGCGGTGGCCCGTGGACAACAATTGGATGGACAACTGGCGACAACTTGTTAGGCTTTGCAGCATTTCCTAGCGTCACGTTTGTCAAAATAGCCGCAGCAACAATTTTAAAACTGTAAATCTTTACAAGGAAACATCATGGCTTTACGTAAAATAATTGAAGTAGAAGGTAAATCTGTTGTCGAGACTTCTATTGGCGTTATTGACAACGGAATACAAACAATATCTTTTCCAGCCTACATTAAAGTTACATCAATTGTTGGCGACAAAAATAAAGTAACGGCAAACGTCAACTTTAAAGGCGAAACGCAGCAATTTAATAGGCAATATGAAGTAGATATGTCTGTCGCCACTGGCTCGGAAAACTTCATTGCACAAGTTTACGCGCATCTTAAAACCCTGCCAGAATTTGCTGGCGCTGTGGATTGCTAATCCGTACCAGTTCGGACAACTGGAAACCTTAATGTCTGGCTGGATAGTCAGGCTGGAAACAAGGAAACATTATGTCTCTCGAAAAAGTTATCTCTGTCGATCTGATTGAAGTTGTTGAAAACGGCACACTTCAAGTTCGCACCAAAACCACTATTAAAGAAGATGGTGTTGAAATCAGCAATAAATTCCATCGCCACGTTGTTCTGCCTGGTGCTGACTACAGCGGTGAAGATGCCAAAGTGAAGGCAATTGCAGCATCTATTCACACTGCTGATGTAATTGCAGCATACGAAGCAGCCCAAGCTGCACAAGGAGTCTGAAATGGCCGGTAATTCACAAATCGCATTTGCCCCACTTGGAAAGACCATTGTGGTGGCAGCAGCTGCATCTGCACCTGTTGGCATCCAAGCGCCTGTCTACGCCAAGTTTGACCCACAGAACGCAGGTCAGTACCGATTCATCAATGCAGGAACCACCACCGTGTTCTTGGGCACTGGCCCAAGCGCAGCAGAGGCTACAGCCAATGCAGTTGCTCCTGTGGCCGGCACACCATCGGCAGCCATCGTGCTGATTCCTGGTGCAGTTGAAGTCTTGCGCTTCAACATTGACACCTACTTCAGCGGCCTGTCCAGCTCGGCAGCCACCGTGTACATCACACCAGGCCAAGGCCTCTAATGTTGGAGACTGACGTTATGGCAGAAAGCAACGAGATCGACCTCGTCAAGTATGGCGTGCTCTGGCAAAAAGTTCAGGACATGGACAAAAAGATGGACAAGGTCGAGCGCCAGCTAGAAGAACTGGTGGCTCTGGCCAACAAAGGTCGTGGAGGCCTTTGGTTTGGCATGAGCATTGTTTCTGGTGCTTCTGTCATCGTCGGTTATTTGCTGAACTATTGGAAGCATTGAAATATGGGCTTGCGATGGTTTTAACACTATCGCAAGTCTCATCAACTGAATATCGGTGCGTTCGTTGGGCATGGACGGGTGATGTTTTTAATCGCAAAGTAGTATGCCTTGAGTGGAAAAAGGTAGAGCGAAAATGATCGACCCCATTACAGCCCTAGCAGGGTTGCAAAGCGCGATTAGCGTAGTCAAGAAAGCCAGCAAGGTTGCAAATGATCTGGCTGGTTTAGCTCCATCTATTGCCAAGATGTTTGATGCCAAAAGCGTGGCCACCAAAGCTATGGTGGAAGCCAAACGCTCTGGCAACAAGTCGAACCTTGGCACAGCCTTACAGATTGAAATGGCGCTCGATGAGGCCAAACGCTTCGAGGCCGAGTTGATGATGCTGTTCCAAGCCACTGGCCGCGCTGATGTGTGGCAGAAGATCAAAGAACGCCAGCAACAAATGGACATTGAAGATGCTCATCTGGCGCGTCAAGCCAAGGCAGATGAAAAGAAACGAAAAGAAGCTGAGGCCGAGCAGTTGGAGTGGGCAGTTGCGATTGTCGTGATCGTTATGCTCATTGGCGCAATTGGCTGGGGAATTAATGAGATTGCTGAATTGTGCGCCAAGACGCGCTGTGGGCGATGAATGAGTATCAGAAGCAATTTGACCAGTTCCTCAAAATCTTCGTGCGCCTGTGCGTGGTTTGGTGGGTGCTTGGCCTGCTCCGCTTCCTGCCTGACGAGTTGGCCGACAAGGTTGTAAATAAAATACTTGGGATGTTTGGACTATGAGTGAAGAAAAGCCATCAGATATATTGAGCAAGGTGCTGTCCTATGTGGACAGCCCATTCAAACTGTTTGCACTAATACTCATGGCGGTGTTTGCTTTTGCAGGGTACTTTGTTTGGCAGAACCAAGAGCTGCTGATGGGTGCATACAAAGAGTCCAAAAAAATGCCAAGCATTGTTGAGGACAGAGTGGAAGATGCTGCTGCTCACTTGTTCAAGACCACCAACGCCACCATCGTGGCCGTGTTCAAAGTCAACCCCATGTTTGGCACCAGAGTGCTGTACCGCGCTTATACCAAAGAAGGCCGAGACAAAACCAACGATGGGCTTGATGTTGGCCTGTTCACCCAGAACGCATCCAACAATGCTGATGTAGTCAGACTAATGGCCAGTGAAATACCTTGCGGTGAATACAGATCAGCGCAATCGGAGATGGGATTGTGGTACATCGCCAAAGGGGTTGCCTATACTTGCCGAATCAGCATCCCACCAGACCCGAACCGTTTTGTTGGTCAAATCACTGTAGGTTGGGATAATGAACCAGCCGACATTCAAGTAACAAGAACCATGATGGAAATTGCAGCAACCATGCTTTCAAGGAGCAAACAATGATCGCACTCGATGCACTTCTGAATGTGGGCGGCAAGCTCATTGACAAGCTGATCCCAGACCCCGAGGCTAAGGCCAAAGCGCAACTAGAGTTGGCGAAACTGGCGCAAGAAGGTGAGCTGGCAAAGATGGCCAACGACACCAAGCTGTTTGAGGTGGAACAGCAGAACACCACAGATCGCTGGACAGCAGACATGGGGTCAGACTCTTGGCTCTCCAAAAATATCCGTCCTATGGCCCTGATAGCCATCTTCTTGGCCTATTTCATCTTCACTGCAATGTCGGCATTTGGCTACAACGCTCAGGAATCCTATGTCCAGCTGCTTGGCCAGTGGGGACAGATTATTTTCTTGGCCTACTTTGGTGGCCGCACTGTTGAGAAACTCGCAGACATGAGGAGCAAGAAGTGAACTTGACACCACATTTCACACTCGAAGAACTGACGGCCTCAGAGACCGCAGAACGCAACGGTTGGGACAACAGCCCCAATGACACCGAGCTAGCCAATCTAACGCGCCTGGCAGACTTTCTGGAGCAGGTGAAAGTGGTGCTTGGTGGCAAGCCGATCATGATCAGCTCAGGCCTGCGCACAAAGAAAGTGAATGATGCGGTGGGAAGCAAGGACACCAGCCAGCACCGACTTGGCTGCGCTGCTGACTTCAAAGTGCCAGGCATGACACCAGACGAGGTGGTGCGCAAGATCGTGGACAGCGGCATTGGTTACGACCAGATCATTCGTGAATTTGATCGCTGGACCCACATCAGCGTGCCAAATAGCGAGGACACTAGCCCACGCAAACAGGCGCTGATCATCGACAAGGCTGGCACTAGACCCTACGCATAATTGGCCACGATAGCCACCAAAAAGGCTATCCACAGCAAGCCAAGAATGGCAATCAACAGCCAATAAGAAAAGCGCCTAAGAAGGCGCTCAAAAAATAAAGGCTCAGAAGCACGAGCAATGCGCACAGGGCAGTCACGGCCCTGTCTGCAATTGCCGTAGTCGTCGCAGCAGTTCATGATGACCACCAGGCAACGAGCAGGACAGCCATGCCAACACCAATGCCAAAGGCCAGCACATAGCCTGCCACACGCTCCCAAAGCGACTCTGTGCGGCCATAGCCCTGCACCCATGTGCAGTCTGCAAAATTACGTGGTGTTTGAAAGTTTGAGTTTTTCACGATCAGCTCCTTGCTGGTTGGTTAATGTGCCCACAGTATAGCACAAAGTCCCACAATCAATGCAACTAAGGATAAACCCTTATAACGATGTGATCTCCACATCATGCGGCCTGCGCTTGCCATCGAGTAGATCGTGCAGGCGTTTCTCGGTCAGGCGGTGGCATCGATACATGGTGCGAGCAGGCAACACGTTCAAAAGCTCGGCATAGTCGCTCAGAATCGAGCGTACAGACTGAATTCCGACCCCATCCATACGAATGGTGCCACCAGCCCTGTTTCGCTTGCCAGCGAGCGCCAAAGCGGTGATGGCATCCATCAGCAAGCCACTGGAGTCCTCGCAGACTTTCATCTCGACCACCAACGTCTCCATGAGGTTGATCGCATCGCTGACGACTCGCCAGTCATCCAGAGTGGGCGCTGGCGCGGTCTCCATTGCATGCAAGCCTTGGTACATCATGGTGAGCTGGTGCGTGCGAAACTGCTCAGGCAACGGCTCGGTCGGACTGGCCATCATCTCATCGAGAATGGTGTAGTGCCTTGGCCTTGGCTGTGGCTTGCGCTTTCGCATCAATAACCCCTCCACATGCGCACATCCACTAGCCACAGCGACAAAAAGAACTCGCCATTGGCAAAGCCAATGCCAAACACTGGCCACTTATGCATCAACGTGTCGATGCTGATGTGAATCTGCTTCTTCATGCCTTGGTCTCCTGTGCTTGCTGGCGCTCCAATTCCATCTTGACGCAGTGCAGAATCTGCGCGGCCAAAGTGCGCGTGTTGCGCTCGGCCATCTTGCGCAACTCAATCTCAATGTCGGCAGGCAGCCTGATCGTCATGTAGCGATCTTTGATTTTGGTGGTCATAGTTTGTCCTTCTGTTCATTGAAAAAGGCCTGAAGTTTGCCCTTGGCATCATCAGCACCTTTTCCCACTATACAACAGAATCTCACACTTTCAAGATAGGCAATCCAGTCTTTCTGCTCGGCACTCAGGC